TCGCCAGCTCGTGGGACGCCACGCGCCAGGGTTTCTACGTGCGCCCCGGTACGAACGGCAAACCGCGATTCTACAAGTGGCGCAAGATGGAGCGCAATATCACTACTCGCGAGTGGATAAATCGCGGCGCCATGGGACTTGGCAAGAAGAACGCCGTCGTGGTTGCCACTGCGTTCAACAAGGCGGGTATCCCCATTCCTGCCGCGACGCGCAACATCTTCACCCGGCTTGGCTTTCCACTCGAAGAGCCGCGAAGCGCTTCGGTCGCGGCCGGTCCCAAGAACCGCCGGGCGCCGAGCTGGAACGCGACCAAGGAGGGCTTTTACGTGCGCCCTGGCCCTGGTAAGCAGCCATACTGGTTCGCAATTCCAACGGGACTCGCCTCCGGTCGCAAGACTGTGATAAAGACGTACACCGACGCTGGACGCAACATCCCTGCGGCGGTCCGTGCGATTTTCAAGATTCCCGCCAACGTCAAGACGAACGTCATAGCTCTGGGTAATAATGAATTCAAGCCGGGGTTGCAGCACCTCGTCACCATGGGTCTTAACCAGATCCTGCGCATCAACAACCGGCAGGCGACGCGCCTCACGAAGGCGGAGCTTCTGGGCGTTGCACGGAACATGGAGATTCCAGAGGCGAATGCGAAGATGGCGCCATCCGATCTCATAAGTCTGATCCAGAAAAAGGCGAACGTTTACAAGCCTGTTCGCAACGCCAATCTAGTGGTAAATGGCGTATATTACAGATTCATGAACAATGGCCGGGTGGAAAAGACGACGGGCCAGGGCATCCAGACCCGGCGCGCGTGGGCAACCCTACCAGTCGAAGAGCAGAACAAGATCGCAAAGACTCTTCTTCCCTCTAATTTACATTCAGAATTCAATACCACTGCCAAGGCGAACAAGTTCAACACCCTTCGGGCATACTTGACGGGCAAGAAACCCGTGGTCGCTAAGGCCCCGAGCCCGCCACGCAAGGCGACGCCGAGCCCTTCATCGGCGGGTTCCAACAACAACAATGCGCTGGCTCTTCAGTTCGAGTACGCAGTTCGTCTCGGGCAGAATTTAGGCAACCTTTCTCGCCCAGGAAATGAGATGCTCTTTATGAACATTCACCGCAAACTTCCACTGGGTGTACGTGGAAAGCCACTCAAGGCGGCTGTTAACCAAGCGTATAAAAAGTTCGTCAAGGAGACGGCGGCCGAGCGCAAGAACGAGCCATCCAAGGCGCGGTTCGTTTCTCGAATTCAAGTTCCAAATTGGATGCCGACCAACAAGGTTCAGATGTACAAAAACTTGGTGGTCAGCCTGGCGTTCCAAAAACCCAAACCTCCTCAGAAGAATATCAAGGAGGCTGTAAGAGTCTGGATAAACAGCGAGGTGCCCATGAGCCCTGCGCGCGCCGCCCGTGAGGTCGAGAACGTCATTACGGGCGAGAAGCGCGTGATCCCTGCTTACGTGCCCAAGCGTCGGGCGACCCCTTCGATTCCCAAGAGAAGCCCTCCCCCTAAAAAGAGCCCCAAGCCCAAAAAGTACAACGCTTCCAAGAGCCCACGGCTCCAGAAGGAGTATGCACTCCCCCGCAACCGCTCGGCGATTCAGAACCTAAATAACGCAATATCAAATATGGGGCTACCTACCGGCACCAAGAACACATACACGTGGTCGGGATTGGCACGGGCGGGTCTGAACGCCAAGTTCCGCAACAACTGGCTGAAGCACGTCGCGGTCTCTTAGACACACTTCATGAGATCGAAGATTTTTTGGAGCAAATTGAACAAGTTATCGTCGTCTGAAATTTGAGAAGGATCGATAATTTCCATCTCAATCTGATGCGTCGTGTCCTCATCAGAGTCCTTGTCATCGGGCGTACCCTTGACGATGGTCATATCGATCGAAAGGTTCTTCCTCACAAACGACCAACGCTCCTTGGTCGTTTGCTTGGTGCTCGTCTCATCGCCATCGTACTCAAAGGGCTCCTCGGTGCTCACTCCCAGACGAACGTCGAAAGGTGCTGATTCCATACTGAAATCATCCACGAGTACACGCTTCTTGATGTGACCAACCTGCTCGTCCGTCTCCTCATCGACAGCCAGGCGCTTATTGCCTTCAAAATAGTACACGGTCGCGTTGGTGTGCTTGGTCGACTCCCAACCGTCATACTTGTGTAGGGCCCTCGAGACCTTGTCAAAGACGGCGGGCCCCACATTCGTGTCGAACCCCTTTCCAGAAGGGCGTCCGAAGCGAAACTCAATCTCGGTATTGGGCCTCTTGGCGTGTTGACGAATCAGGGGCTCCCACTTGGAAAAGAGAGGGTGAGCCATTGGGTGAGCGCTCATTTGGTTAGTATGTAAGAGCATGACTACTTTAACACGTGGACATCGCATCTTTTTTTGTAGAAGTTTCGTCAACCCTTTGTTCCCCAATTGAGGATATTAGGAAATAGTGATTTTGAAAAGCATATAGTGTAGTAGGCCATGATAGTTGGTGAACCCCAGGTGGACGAAAGTTCTACAAACTTTTTTCTCAGGTCATGTCAGGATGGGACGCCCTAAGACGACCGAGAGCCTTGTGTGCCCCCTATGTAAGAGGGACTTTTCCAAGGAGCGCGCGGGTACGACATCCTACAAGCGACATGTGGCGCGCAGGAACCCGTGCGTCCCTCAAGAAGGGCACGAGTATCTCAGGGAACGTCCCAAGTTCATCGAGGGCGTGGTCATTAACGACTTTGATTATATGGACCTGAGTCACGTAAAGGGTCCAGGCGGGGACGGTCTCAAGAAGCTCTTGATCTCGACGGTCCTCCAGCAGGTCTTCAGCATCCCAGCGAACAAATGTATCGTTCTCAAAAACGTCGAGCTCTTCCCTAACGAGATTTACGTCAAGCGTCAGGGCGTCGTCAAGGTTGTGAACATCCACGACCTGACCATCTTGACACTCCTCTTACTCCACGAGCGCCTCTGGCCGTTCCTTGAACTTTCAGGCTGGGAAAGGTACAAAGAGTTTGAGGATTGGGTGGCAATGGTCGCGGGTGTGGCCCTAAAGGATCGGCACTGGATCGGGACCATCGAGCCCTTGTCATACTATTACATCGCCGTCCGTGACTTTCTAAAGAATTACCTGTTGAATATGAAGCACAGGAGACATGAAACCTTGATGATTGCGAGTTCTACATTTACTCCTTAAAAACTTGCGCAATTTATAGAGCAATGGACCCGGACGGATTTGCCGAACGGTCGGCCAAATTCTTCCCCAAGGCTAAAGATTGGCCACCTCCGGAACGTCAGCCGACAATCACACCGGAAGAGATGGTCAAGAAGAGGCCACCGCCGCCCAAGAATAAGTAGAAGTTTCATTAACCCTTTATTCTCCAATTGAAGATACTACAAAAGAAATTAACCCCTTATGTATATAGTTGTATATAGGGAGTGAGTTCCGGAACCTCAGGCGGACGAAAGTTCTATAAACTTTTTTCTCAGGCCATGGTAGGATGGGATGGATTTACCTCATCAGGAATAAGGTCAATGGCAAATGTTATGTAGGACAAACTAGTCAGGAAAAATCTGAAAATAGATGGAGTCAGCATAAATATAGGCCACACGGTCTTTTGAAGTTTGCGTTTGAAAAGTACGGGTTTGAAAATTTCGAGTTTTCGACCATATGTGAAATACCAGAGGGCGATGGCTGGCGAGAAAGTTTGGATGCTCGTGAAATAATTGAAATAAACGCAAGAAACACACTTACGCCTCACGGATACAACTTGCAAACTGGTGGCAATCACCCTATAGTTCATCAAGAAACAAAAGAAAAGATAAGAGAATCAAAAAAAGGCGACAAAAATTATAACTATGGTAAACATTTATCCGACGAAACAAAGGCTCGTATGAGTGCGTCTATATCTGGTGAAAAGCACTGGAATTTCGGTAAAAAGGCATCGGGTGATTCTAAAATCAAAATGAAACAGTCTCATATAAATCTGGAAAAAGGGAAAGAGGTTGAACAATGGTCTCATGATATAAAAACTTTAATAGAAGTTCATAAATCTTTGGCTATTGCTGCTAGAAAACTTGATATTTCATCTCAAGGCATAAGTAGATGTTGTTGTGGTAAGCGGCCATCGTCTGGCGGCTTTTTCTGGAAATTACATAGAGAAGAAAACCTCATTTTAAATCAGGTGCAAAATGAGGGGGATGTATAACATGGGGAATACCTGTTGGTTTAACACGGCCGTTCAATGCTTGGCCCACGTCCCGCCGCTCTCAAAGCACCTTTTTTCACTTCCTCCGTACGAAGGGCCCTGTGACATCACCCGCGAATATCAAAAGATTGTGAGGGAACTATTTTTGAAGGACCGATCAGATGCGGTGAGCCCGAGTGATCTGCTCGGGGCATTCAGGGTTCGGTTTCCCCAGTTCGTTGGTGGCCAACAACATGATGCTCAAGAGGTTATCCTTCTCCTCATAGACGTTTTTGAAAAGTCTTTGGGCAAGGAACTTATTCAGGAAATATTCAACGGGGAGGATTCACAGGAAACGTTATGGGACACCGGGATGTCTACTGTGAAAACTCCTTTTACTACGTTGGTACTAGATGTGAGTGAACCGTGTAGGCTGCATGACCTCCTCGATGACCGTCTCGAAGAGCAGCCAATCGAAGGGTACGTGGATTCAGACGGAAAGACGCACGAAGCGGCAGCCGTGCGACACCGGGTATCGAAATGGCCCAGAATCGTGAGCTTTTCATTCTCCATGTATGATTATAAATTTCCTATAGAAATTCCTTTCGAATTTGAGGGCCGTAAACTGTTCGCGTGTGTTTTACACCAGGGAGTTCAGAGGGGGGGACACTACGCATTGCTCGTGAGACGCTTTAACAAGTGGTATCTGAAGGACGACGAAACGGTGAGAGAGGTCCCAGAACCTACTAATTTCAAAGGGGAATTCTATCAAGCTTGGTATCGCCCGTGATTTCATTGAGCTGAATGTTCTCCCGGATGTTCACGATGGTCCTGAAATATGTGCGGCGGTTATTTGCGTGGGTCTTGTCGGACCGGACCTTCTCCACAAACCACCCGAGGTCCCCGTACCCGCACTCCACTATGGTACCGTCAGGTAGGTCCTTGCGTATGTGCCGCGTATGAAGCTCCGCCTCCTTGTACAGCTCCCCCCGATCCTGTACAAAAAGGTTGAATCCATTTTGTAATTGAAAATCAATAGTGATGCGGTCACGAGGCTTCCACTTGAACATTGTCTCGTGAGTCCCCATACGGATAGGCTCGAGGATAGGGGTCATGACGATCCCATCCGTCTCGTAGTCGAATGAATTTAGATCAGGAATTGGCTCGTCAAAAAGTCTGTACATCTTCTTGACTCTCACATCGAACGGAGCTGCCGCGGTCTTGATGATACCCTTTGTGACCCCTCGAGCCTTTTCGAGCCTCTGATCGAGCGGCAGGTCCATGATGTTCTCACCCTTGACGAGCACCGCATCGTGAACCACAAAGGCCATCTTTTGATTTTTGAGCTTTACGAGTTCGCCATCGAGCAAAGTGTCCTTTGGAATCCTAATCTTGACTGATTCAACCTGAAACGCACGGTTCACAATAAAAGTGCCTTCTGTGGTACTGATCAAAAACTGACGGACGCCATCAGTCTTTTCACATACAAAATAGGGCTGACGTTTCAAGAGAGCAAAGTGTCTTCGCTCGATGGAAACGGGTTGGGGGCCCGGAAACCGACCAGGATCGGTCGACCGCCACGCGTCCCTTATGTATTCATTCATAATGTAAATTTGTGGCTAGTCTCTATACCACGAATCGCGTAGCGATTTAGTCGCCACACGACTTGGTCTTTTAGGGCGCCAACTGAACCCCTGCAGCCTCGAGGATATTTCCGAAACACTCATGGACGTAGTGGCACACCACCAGTGCCTCGGACGCGACACCAATTTTTACTCCAATCTTGGAAAGGGTCGAAAACATCTCTTCATTATTGTCTAGTGGAAGTTTGACAGGGTCCTTGCCGCCCCGAATCTTTTTGTCCACGGGCTTGGCATCCATGGCCCACACGCGCGCCGACGTCTTGACGCACTCGTATAGACCTGGCGCCAGTTTCTTGCCCACCTCGGTATCGAATACGAGACCGCGCTGGGCCGCCCCCTCCGTGGAACCATCCTTGGTCTTTTTCTCAAACTGCTCCCAGTTGATACCCTCCATGACCGACGGGAAGACCAGAACCTGAACACCCTTGTCAAAGGGATCCAGAACCTTGTGAAGGATTTCTTGATTCAAATTAGTTCCATAATCCATCCAGAAGATGCGCTCACCGCTTTTTATAATCTTTGGGAGCGTGGACTTGTTCTCAACGAAATGAAAC